TACGCATAATCCGGATAATCCCACCATACGCCCCGCTGAAATATCCAGCCGCCACGCTCAGTTTCTTCATTGAGCAGCGGCGAAGCCATCAGTGCATAGGCCAGGTCTGCCGCCGTCTCCTCCAATTCTGTTACCTCTGCTCCTATGACTCGATGATAGACATTCAAATCACATAAAATGCTCAAAAAGAACAAGTCAAAATCATCAATGCTGCTATAGTAGCTGCGCGGATATTCCTTTCCGGCAAGAACTTGCTTGAAATGTTCCTTCCGGGTCGGTTCGCAATTCCAATTTCCGGGAACTTCATAATAGAATTGCGAAACCCTCTCCGTAATAACGGGAATCAAGTCAGCCGGAATAAGCTCCTCATAGCCGTACCGCGCGCACAGAGAAATGAATTGAGAGGTAAAATAGGAAAACTGCAAAACAGTCAGCCAGTCATACCCTAAAAAACCATAGGTGTCCTCACCGGTAATGTCCGCCGCAAAACGGTCAAAAAAAGCCCCAAAAGCATGGATATACTGTGCGTTACCCGATTGAAATGCATAGTGCATGGGAATCATCAAGTAATGGGCGGCGTCATATGTATCCCGCTCCGTCCACAGATCCTGCGTTAAAAGAACGCCAACTGTCGTATCGTAGAGCGAAGACTCCTCTTTTGTCAGTGCCATAGCAGTCGCCGGTGCTGGCGGTGTCCATATATCCGTATCATCTGACGCGGATATTCCCGTTTCTGATTGCTTTACTTGTCCGCAGGCAGTCAAGCTGGACAAAATAACTGCAATGAGCGTGATGATAGAGAATATACGTCTCATGAACCTGTTATCCATTCAAAATATCCTCATACAGGGCAAGGAGCTTCTTCGCCTCTACGTCCCAGTTGAACTCCTCTTTCACAGCGCGGCGGCCATTTTCGCCCATCTGACGGGCCTCGTCAGGGTGGCCCAGCAGATAGCGGATCGCGTCGGCGATCTCGTCCACGTTGTCGGGATCAACGCAGATGCCAAAGCCGTACTGTGCCGTTACTTTTTCATTATACGGGGACCGGGAAAGAATGACAGGAATTCCCAGCGCCATGTATTCATAAATTTTTGTGGCCAAATTATCATATTGGTTATACTGGCCGACATTCAAAATCGTGGCCATGCCAATTTGACTTTTTTGGAGAAGCTGCATTACCTGCGCCCGGTTAAGTACGCCCATATATCTCGTATGCGCGGCCTCCGGCAGGGAAAGCACTTCATCCTGATATGCCGCGGGAGAAAAGGCACCGCCCAAATACAGGGTGCAGTCCGCCTGCGCGGCAGCTTTCACCAGATGCGTAATGCCGCGGTCATAGGTAAGGCCGCCTATATGGCAGATACTTCCAACTTCCTTCTTCACAGTAGGGTCATAGCGGTCATAAGTCTCTGCCAATACCGGTACATTGTTGACAACGGCAACATGATGGCACTGCCCAGCAAAGGGATGCACCCCATTTTTCAGGCAGGGAAACACCAGACCGTCAATCTTTCCCAGCACATGCCGCTCATAGATCCCATAACTTTCAGCAATCAAACTACGGCACCAGGCAGGAAAATAGCGTTTATTCCGAATCTGGTCTGTATATTTTTCATGGCTGTCGAAGATGACCTTCTTCCCTGCTTTTTTCAGCTTGAGGCCATAGGGCAGCAGCTCCGGGTCATGGAGATGATAAATATCCGCGTCCACGGCTCTTGCGGCCTCATAGACCCTTTTCGCGCCTTCTGTCATGCGCTTGCGGCGGCTTCTGGGGAGCTCGCCCACGCCGATGATATGAACGCCGTTTTTCTCACGGCTTTCGCCGCGCTCGACCAGATAAGTGTCATAGCCAGCTTTTGCGAGAGAAACACACTCCTTATGGAAGATGCGCACATCCTCCTCGCCGTGGACGCTGGTCATGTGGCAGACCTTGATCATTGCAGAAACTCCTTGATCTTCTCAACGATTTTTTCGGCGCTGTGGCCGTCCCCGAAGGGCTGGTAGGCGGGATCGAAGGTCACGGGAACAGACAGCTTGGCAAGAATATCCGCCTTGTCCGGCTTGGCAAGCTGGTTGCAGTGATTCCGCATCGTTTCGGGCCAACCCACATAATCAAAGACGGTGACACAGGGCTTCCCTGCGAAAAACGCCTCCCGCTGGAGCCCGCCGGAGTCCGTGACGATCTTCTTGGCGTGGTTGACCAGCGAAATGGAGGTCTGATACCCCACGGGCTGCGTCAGAATGATCTTCCGATAGCCGCCTTCCCGCACCAGCCGCGCCGCGCGGTCATGCTTGCGGGGGTGGACGGGATACACGGTGGGCGAGTCCAGCGCCTCCATCGCGTCGAAAATATTGCGGAGTTTTTCGTTGGTATCTGTATTTTCCTGCCGGTGGCAGGTCATGTAATAAAACTCAGCTGGCAGGGAAACAGGCTTGCCATCGAAGTCCGCAAGCTCTTCCAGCTCGCTGCCGTCCAGACGGTCCGTATAATAGCGGAAAGCGTCGTACATGGGGTCTCCGACCAGCGTGACGGAGCGGTCAAAGCCCTCCTTTTTCAAGAACTCCACGCCGGAGGGCGTGCAGACGAGGTGCATGGACGATACATGATCGTTAACGATGCGGTTGATCTCCTCGGGGTTTTCAAAGGTGCCGAGGCGGTTGCCCGCCTCCACATGGCACACGGGGATATGCAGCTTCACCGCCGCCAGCGCCGCCGCCATGGTGGAGTTGGTATCGCCGAAGACGAGCAGCAGATCCGGCTGCTCCTTCATGAGCACCTTTTCGATCTCGATGAGCATTTTCCCGGTCATCTCGCCGTGGGTGCCGCCGGAAATGCCGAGGTTATAGTCCGGCTTGGGAATGTCCATTTCCTCAAAAATCACATCGGACATATTGTGGTCATAGTGCTGGCCGGTATGCACCAGCACCTCCTGAAACTCCGGCTGCCGCCGAAGCGCGCGGGAGACCACCG